GGAGTGTCAATTTTTTCAATTTCTTTATTGAGTTGCTTTAAAAAAGAATTGCGGTTTTTCTTGAGTTCGGATAGTGAAGTCATATCGTTCCTTTCGTATTTCGAAATATTACGTTGTATATTGCTGTATCTTGTTTCGTAAAATTTTACGAAACTTGGTCTTATCCACCTCCAAAAATGGAGTATACTTCAAAACTTTATTTCTAAATTGAGGCCATACAAATTTTTCAGAAATTTTTCTGTCCCAATCAGGTATAAAATTAAGAATTAAATTTAGTATGGAGAATGTTTCCATACTAATATATTTAGCAATGGCCAATCTCAATAAAAGTGGATGATGACCTTTATCGATTTTGAACCATTGATCAAAATCTCCTTCATTTAATAGTTTATCTATTTCATTACTAAACATGTAACCCATGCTTTGAACACGTTTATTCCAATTAGTATAACATATTTCTGCTTGAGTGTCAAGCGCTTCTCCAATCCACATATTTTCATCATCGATGAAATTTGCCACAAAAAATTTAACGATTTCTTCATCTTTGAAATTTTTTGCTAATTTTACAAAAAAGAAATGATCATTACGCTTTTTAAATGTTTCGTATGAGACCTTTCTTTTTCCTTTTCCATACTTAAAATAATCAAATTTTTCAGTAAGAAAATGATTTTTGATTGCTACATATTCCTTATAACAATCGAACGGTTCCATTTTAATCATAATCCAGGTATTGTAGCAGTTTTTGGTAAAAAGTGCAAATCAATTGCCTCTTCTCTAACTTTCTGTTTTAAAGCTCCTTGAATTATTTTTCCTGCCGTTTCAGGTTCAATTTTATTTTCTTCACAATAATATGAAATAGCCTCAATATAAGTCATTTTTGTCTGTATGACTAATTGTTCAATTATTACTGAAAATTCTTGAGGTTTAAGAGTTTTAATCATAAATTTTAAAAAATTCTTTCAAAATAGGTTTTAACAAATCCCTGTCTTTTAGTATTTTACCGACATTATGACCACAATTTTGAATAGTCATTTTTTTAATATTATCACAATCCTCTATTAATGTCAATTGTTTTTGCTCATTAGAAGAGTCTCCATTAATAATTAAATATTCTGTTTTAATCAAGATAATTCCTTGACCTCATCACAAATTCCATATTTCAATGCCTCATTTGAAGATAACCAAACATCGTGCGGAGGCAATAAAAATTTACGTATTTCATCATCATCAATGCCTGTACACTTTCTATAATGATTTAACATTCTTTCGGTTGTTAAATCATATTCTTTTTGTACAGCAAAAAGTTCATGCTCTTTACCAAAAGAACCCCAAGAATATTGATGAGATAAAATACTTGTATTCGGTGTTAATAGTCGTCTTCCTTTTTTCCCAGCCATAAAAATTGAAAGTGCGGCACTTCCTATAATACCAAGACCGACTGTATGAATAGGAATAGAAGACCCTCTCATAACATCAATCAAAGCAAAACCAGCCGTCATATCTCCTCCATGAGAATTTATGCACAATGTCAAAAATTCTGGTCTTGACGTTTTTTTCATATTATTGAGTAATACCCATTCAATCGCATGTAAAACCGAACCATTATAGATATCATCAAATAAAAAATAATATCCTCTATTTTCCAAAGATGCGCCATCATCCTCAACATTTTCTGATGGTGCATTTGCTATAAATTTCTCAGCAACTAACGTTGCAAATTCTGGATTTACTAATGATTGTGCTATCTTATCTTCATTTATTTTCATATTTTACCATTTGAATAATTTTATCAATTCCATCAAAAACCATCTCAGTAGAGATATTTTTTGTACACTCAAACATTCTATCGGTTCCTTTATGATCCGGACACCAAAGCCAATCGCCTGGATCGAACTTATGTCTATTATAGCAACTATTGCAAGTTTTGTCATTAAAAATCCTAACACATTTTGTGGAAAATTCTGAATTAGGATTACTAAACCCAGAAATTAATAAAACGTGCTTATTCATAGACCATGCTAACCATGACAATCCTGACCCTAATCCTATGAAAAACTCAGATTTATTTATAGTCGCAATTGTCTGATTTAAAGTTCTATTATGTCTCGGTATAATACCATCTGGACAATAGTTAAAATATTCACCCTGTCCAAAAGAAGGATGTTTGTCAATACAAACCACATCATACCCCTTAGTCTTTACATATTCAACAACTTTATTCCAAGCACCAGGATTATTCCAATATTTTGCCTGAGCAGTTGATTGCGTAGCAATTGCAACATAAGGTTTATTCAATTCGTATTCTTTTTCGTACACTGTAATTTTTGATGGTTTTTCCTTCCAATCCTTAAATCCTAAAATACTTGCGCACAATGTTTGCAATGGAACATCTTTACAATCGACTGGAGACAAATCACATTTTTCAAAAAATCCTATTCTATATTGATGGTCAAAATCTTTAAATCCTGAATTAGGTTTTTCAAATTTTATTTCAGGATATTCATTTTCGAATAATTCATTGAAAAAAGTGCTACATATGACTTTACATTTATGTTTTTTTCTAAATGCTTCGACCGGTTCCATCCAAGCAATATTATCGCCTAATGCGGAAGAATCTAGCCAAATGAAAACTTTTTTATTTTCCATTTTCATATCATACACATGCACTAATTCTTCAGTTTTTTCATCAAAAATTTCAATTTTCCAAGGTATAAAATAAGATAATGTTGATGCGGCCCAACAATTGTTTCCTATTTTAGTTTGAAAATGTATATAATCAGTTTCTGAATCTTTGAAATTAATTTTAAAGTTTTTATCTACATTACCTTTTATAGACACATAAGGATTCGGGTTAACTGTTATATTATAATAAGATTTTTTTCTATCGTGTCTGTATTTACTAAAATCATGTTCACTAGCATTTTTCAAATCATTTTGATATATGCTTATTAATCTTTCTCCCATATCCAATGGTATAGTTTGTTTCAATTCTTTTGCTCGGTAATAATATTTTTCTAAATTTAAAAAAATGTTATCCCAATCTCTTTCCATAGCAAATTTTCTAGCATCTTTTGATGACTGGTCTAAATCATTCAAATGATGTAAAATACCCTCAACTATTGTATCCACACTTCTATCGCATTGATAAAAACCTGGTATTTTCATTTCATCTTGTAATGTTCCAACAACTGGCAATCCACATGCCATTCCTTCTAGTACACCTAAACAAGGTTGTCCAGTTTCCATTGATGCCGGATGTACAATAATATCTTGTTCGGATAAAATATCTCTTAGATCTTTTTTGAAAACATTGCCTAATAGATTTATTTCTATGTCTTTTTTGCAATCGTTGTATATCTGATAAAAAACTTTATTGTAATCGTCATGTATAGAATCCGCTCCGACTATTGTTATAGGAAAGCCTAATTTATGGGCAGCCAAAATCGCTAAATGAAATCCTTTTCTATCGTCTCCCCCTCCAACACAAACCAATCTATTGCTTCTTTTTTTAGTATAATTGGGATAATAGAAATTAGTATCAACTCCATGATGTAAATGAAATAATTTATCCTGAGCATCAAAATATGATATGAATTTATTGATAGGGGTTAAACTTAGAACAGAATTTTCAATTGTAGATTTTATTTGGTTATATGAATAACTATATTTTTCCTGTAATCCTACCCACGCATCATGAACTGTATGAATAAACGGCACAAATTTATGTTTTAGTGAATCATTAAAATTAACCATATGATTATGAAAAACATCGTAATTTTCCAATTCCGTTTGTGTAATTTCACTTAACCACATCAATTTTACGTTATGTCCTCTTCTCTTACCGGCATTGATATATTGACCAACAACTTCCTCAACACCTCCATAACCTTTAGGAGGTATTTCTATACCGCATCCTGGATTTATTTGAATTATATTTAATTTTTCAAAATTATTATCATGAATTATACGTTCAAAGTTTTCGACAGGTAAATTTTCAATTTCGCTTTTTTTCTCAGATTCTGGTTCACTAATTACCTCAACTATTTTCTTAATTTCTCCGTTTTTCGATCTTGTAATTAATGTGAACCTATTGTCTTTATTATACCAGTTAAAATGATAATTTAAATCCGTCATCATACTAATAACATCAGATATTATGTCAATACCTGTTCTATTATTTTTCATTAAATGAGAATTATCACAAAAAATTACAATCTCACAGTTAAAACTCAAGTTATTTTCAATAGATTCTATAAATTTTGATATTTCTTCTACAGTATCTTCAAGATTTATTTTAATGAAAAAATAATCAACGTTTTTAACTCCATCGAAAAAAACATTGTGATCAAAAAATAATTTTTTCAATTTTTCTTTTTTAAGAATATCATATTTAAAATTTAAGAAACTAATATTTTTAGCTTGAATTTCATGATTTAGATATGATATGTAAGTTGATTCCGCTGAATCATATATATCATCAAAATATTTTAAATTTCTAGGATATTCTAAAATAAAATTTTTTCTTCTTTCTTTAGCATCAATTGCTAATTGTGCCTCTCCTCTTGTATTCCAATTTCTGTAATTCTCGGAATCATTATGGTCTCTTGCCAAATAAGTAGTTCTTGGAATTGTAATCCATTTACCTCTCTCTTCCATCATTAATAACCACTGTCCATCATTAGAAGAACATGCTTCTCCGTCTTTATGTACAGGAAATTTAATGCCTGGCAAATTTCTAAAAATTCTTAAATATCCAAAAATATTTGTTCTATTTGGCCATAATTTTTCAAATCCTTCAAGAAAAGAATCATTATCGGTTGTCATAAAAACGTTATCTTTGAAATTCGACAAAAAATCCTGATTAGATTTTATAGTAAAATTATCATAGTATTTGTTCGCATTAAAATGCATCAAAACACTCTCTGGAAACAAATTAAAATAATAATTTATACGTTTTAACGTATTAGGCAATATAAAATCATCAGAATCAATGTGACAAACTATATCTCCAGTAGCGTGTGTCTGGGGATTCCACCATATTTCTTTTTTATATTTTGGTTGTATAATTTTTATTCTATCATCTCTGAGACTGATATCATTGATAATTTCCAAAGTTTTATCATTAGAAAAATCATCTGATATTAACCATTCCCAATTATCATAATTTTGACATAATATAGATTCTGCGGTTTCTCGTATATATTTTTCAGCATTAAAACATGAAGTTATTAATGACAATTTCAATTCATCATACATCAATTACCTTTTAAAATAAATTGTAGTTGTTTTTTTAATATTATTGACTAATGTTTGATCATTTAAATCAAAAGTTTTTATCAACTCATCATTCATAAAAATTTCTATCAATTGACCTTTATTAAATTTAACTAGATTATAAAAACCTTTCATAAAAAATGAATCCGATACTATTTGATTATCTACAACTATTTTCATTTTCATATCAATAAAATGATTTAAATGAAATATATAATCTTCTTCATTATCACCTATATAAAGTGCCACCCAAGGTTTTGTTTCTTCTATGTGCATCCTATCTTGTTCAAATTGTATTCGATTCAAATTAGGAACAAAATCGATTAATTCCACATTTGAATTTTTTTCATCATTGTATTTTGTCAATCCCAAAACATAAGCAAAAAACTCCTCACCTGGTAAGAATTGATACTTCAAAGTTATTTCTTTTTGAACTTCTAAATCCAAATACTTCATAAAGCGTTCATACATATAATCTACGTTTCCGGACATCAATCTTGTAGTAACTTGCATTTTGCCGTGAGTGTCGGAATTGTCTTCACTGGACCAATAATAAAAAACACCATCTAATTTTTTAGATAATATCTTATATTCATTCATAATCAATTCATGTGGACTTTTAATAAGACCATCATAATCCATGATATGAATAATTTTTTTTCTTAAAATTTTTGCATAATTAATACCCAAAGTTAATAATCTGTAAACCGCAAAAGTTGTATTGTGACCATGAAATTGTTTTGTTGATAAATCAAACCCATCTGTGTAATACGTTATATAACCTAAATATTCTGGATCTTTTAACACAATATTGTCTTTATCATAAACAAAATAATCAACTTTTTCCTGAATTTCTTTTGACACCGGTGTATGGGTAGTTAATATTATTTCATAATTAAAATATTTTATATTATTAATCAACTCTAAACAACATTTTATTCTCTCAGGAGTTGAAAGATGGGCATGAATTAATACAATAGAATCAGAGGACATATGTGATGTCTCCATCCTTTAATAATGAAGTTCCATCTTTAAATGATTTATCTAGATATGAATTACCGGAACATTGTATTGAGTATGGGTTTTTTGTGATACCTCCAACCATTTCATTTAATATATTATTATTTAACCACAAATCATATGTGTCCCATCCTGTTTTTTCAAATTTATTTAAAAAATATTCTCTACAATTTGCAGGAATTAAATAACAATGCGCTTCTGACATTCTGTTTGTCACATCAAAATATTTATTTCGTTTTTGATAATGCCATTCAACAATCCTTTTACCAAAATTCATATATTTTAAATCAAATTCCATTAAATCATCAAATCTATCAGTTATTTCTTTATAAACTTCAAAAATTGGTTTAATAAAAATTGCATCACATTCACAAAATAAAACCGCATCTACCTCATCATTCAAATGCTCTAACATTGCCTTATAATGTGCCAAATAATTACCGTAATGGGCAGGAGTTAATTTATAATGTCCGGGTTCCATTTGAACATCATCTGGTCTGGCACAACTCTCTTTAGGAGGCATGTCAGAATATTTTTTGTTAATCATTTGAACATATTTCCATCCAGAATATTCAGCTAATTTTGTCAAATGTTCTATCGATTTTTTTTCACGTTCACCTTCAATGTCAACTAACATGTGTACTATTTTAATTTTAGGTACTCTAGATGCCCATAGGTTTCCTAATCCTCCATCAACAATTTCTTTATCAAATTTAACATCATATCCTAATTTTTTTAACCTATCAATCAATTTACTGGATCTTAAAATTCTAGATTCTAAAGAATTATCATTATTGAAAAAATCATGCACTTCCATTGTGATTTTTCGTATGCGATGCTTCAACATATGATCGGAAATGGTAGGCATAATATTCCATTCTGCCCCTTCACAATCTAATTTTAACACATCTATTCTATCAACATCATTATTTTTCATGAATGTGTCAAAATCTATAGTTCTAACTTCTTCAATTTTTTTCTTTCCTAAAGTAGTTGGATTTTCTTCAGAAGTATTAAAACTATCATAAAAAGTATTCACTGCCGAAGAACCTAAGATTTTAAATTCTGAAGTTCCATTTTTATCGGACAATGCCATGTTAAATTTCTTGACTTGATCATAACCTTTTAAATTTTCACACAATATTTCAAATGTTTTTTTTGCCGGCTCAAATGTGAAAATTTTTGAGGCTCCTTTACTCAAACAATATAGGTCAAAAAGACCATAATGACCACCAACATCTAAAACAACATCACCTTGCAATATATTTACGTATTTGTAACATTCTTGATAAAAAACTTCATATAATGTAAACCAAGATGCAGGATCATCTTGAATACCCTTTATATTTACATCAACATCATTGATCTTAATATCATCAATTTGATTATCAAAATCAAATGTTTTCTCATATAAAATATGATGCTCATCCATTAAATTGCCATCAGTTAAACTTGAAAAATAGTCACCAGGAGCATCATAAATTTTTAGATTAATTCCTCCCAGAATTTTTTGAGAACAATTAGGTTGAACCCAAAGATTAGGACTAAAAATTTTTGATCTGTAAACTAATAAATTAGTTTTTGTATCAAACAAACAAACCAATTTATTTTCAAGACATTTAAAATAATCTCCAGTGGAGATTGATATTTTAGTATCATCTTCTAATTTACATGAAATAAAGTTTTCGGTGATGTTCAATTTTCTCAAAATTTTTAATTTATTTACCTCAAAATTATCATTAGTCAAATATGTTACCTTATCATCTAACTTATTCAAATAAGAATCTAACTTATATACAATAGTAGGCATTTTCCAACTTAATGCTTCTTTTATCGCTAAAGGATTTGTTTCCTTATCATGTACATTGCCCCTAGATGTGAATAAAAATAAATCCATACAGGAATAAAAATTATCAACATCGGATCTTTCACCCCATATTTTACAATTATCAGGAATGTCACTCATCAATGGTTCCCAATATGATTTAAAATTAGGTGCCATATTTCCGACAAAATGAAATTCTATAGGAAATTGTCTTAGACTTTTTGCATATTCTATAATTTCTGCCTGATTTTTTCTAGGTGTAAATAGACCTACATTTAAAACATGATACTTTTCAGGATCTAAATTTAATTGCTTCAAACCTTCTATTCTATCACGTTTATCTTTTATAGGAACTGGATATTCTATTACAGAACTTGGAATTTTTAAGGAAGAAAAATTATGTACCTGATTGTCACTACAAAATAAAAATCTATCAGGCAAAAATACTTTATTTGAAGGTTCGAAAGATGAATCGTGAGATGTTTCGAAAATTAAATATTTTCTTTCTGTATTGTATATTTTTTTAGAAATATCTTGACTCATGAAAAATTCAGGCATTTCCTCAAAATGAATAATATCAGGTTGAATTTTTTCTATAATTTGAAAAATTTCTTCCTTTTCCTCTCCAAGAGTAAAAACTTTATCATTTAATAAATTAATTATTTTGTTTTTTTGTACTCTGTAAATTCCGTAGTCGTTATATTCTATGACATAAATATTATAAATATTTTTCAAAAATTCTATTTTTTTTAATAGATACTGAGGAGCTCCTCCAGTTGACAAATGAGGAGTAATGTACAATATATTTTTCATGAATCCACCTTTACATATTTTAATTTTTATACAGATATATATACTATAGTATATATTTAATAATTTGTCAATGAAAAAGGATTTTGATGCCGAGACCTTTAGTATATAAAGAAAATACTAGTGGAACTGAATTTGGTCTATATGAACTTACCGATAGCCAATTAGAACTACTATCATATCTAGTTAGAGCTAGATATGCGGAAAAATTAGCAGATATCAGTAGTACAACCAGTGGAATAAGAGGACAAATCTATCTCAAAACATTTTCAAATTCGGCCCCTAGACGAGGAACAACATCGGACTATTTTTCGGGGAGTTTTAGAGACTCTAGAAGAGATTATGCTTTATCAGGAAATTTGTCTGCCTCTGACGATAGACTTGGGTCTGATTTATTTAGTGGACCATCGTCAGCAGCACAACTAACTGTAGAAGATGTGCCTGGTGCAACATTAACCGATAATAAAATGATTTCTAATTTTGGTCCTGCACCCTCTGCTGTACCAAGTTATACTACTGGAGGATACACATTTACACCAAGAAGTTATGACAGTTATATGTTATATCAAAGAAGCGCACAAGAATTAACGCCTTCTGATGCAGATACAAATGAAAATGGGTTTTTAATTTATACATCAAGAAGTCTTAAACCTGCAGGGAAAGATAGATCTGTCATAACAGAATTACTCTCAGATTGTTACACCCAAATGAAAACGGGAGATGGAGTTGGAACATATTATGTTGATAAGAGTACAGCAACAAAACCTGGGGGACAAACAAATGGAACCTTCGTAGACATGGGAACATTTTTTATCGATACAAGATCACAAGTCAGTAGTGTAATAACAACTTCCATGACTATTGATGCGGATGGATACCCTAGAGGTAAAAACTATGGTTCTGTTGTAGAACAGCACAATTTACCTAATATGTCATATGCTTGGGGTGTTGTTGTTACATATAATTATTGGGTAAAAACAGAAGATACTGCTTTTGATGTTTCGGGGGGAACAAAACAATTTAGTAATTTAATGTTTTTAAAAAATGATGGTCATAAATTATTAAGAAAAGATAGAACTTCAACTTCTGCCCCAACAAGTACTTCTGATTTGAAGACTAAATATGGAGTATTTATGGATATGATAGATAAAGTAATAATTCCTCAATTTGCTAACGGATCTGATTTACCAACTTATTACAAAACAAATAATAATCCTCCATCCCCTGCTTCGAAAATAAGAGGAACTATAGAAGATACATATTATGCAGGAACAAATACTTATTTGTACAGATCAACTTCAGGATTAACATATAAGAGACTTGATATTCCAAAAATAGACAACAACAATGTCTTTACAACAACTATGTATTGGTATATTAATAATTAAATTATTTAAGGTAAAATAATGGAAAACACTGATAATGTTGTAATATCAACAATTGAAACTTCAAACGATGAAATTATTGCAAATAATGAATCCGTAAATGTGTATATTCAAGAGAGTGATAGTGCTAGTGATAGTACGATAGAAAATCCTGAATATTTCTCAAATGAAACTGATGAATCCTCCATAACTGATATTTCATCAGAAACAGAATTAGAAAGTGATGAATCGGTAAATGAATTAGATGAGGAAATTGAAGAGGAAGAAATAGAATTATTTACAATAAATGGCGTTACGTTAACTAACAAAATGCATGATCCTTGTCCAGAATTTAGACCGATATATGCACATTTTAATGATGAAAAAAATACGGTGGTTAGAATATTTTTCATTAGTCTAGATGAAAATGAAAAAGGAGAAACATATTGGTCAAAGTTGCAAAATGGTTTATTTTCTTATCAAAAACCCATACCCGAAATACAGAAACTTTCAATATTTTTCAGTGAACAAGACTTAATTGACAATCACAATAAACTAATATATGATGATTTAGAATTTCAAAGAGAAGTTTTTAATTACATGGAATGGAAAGCTACAGGATTATCAGGATCCGAAGAAAAAATTACTTTAAATAACATTAAACAATTAAGTTCAGAAGCACTTTTTAAAATAAAATTAGAATTATTTGAAGAAGCCGTCATTCAAGAATGCGAAAGTGTTGAATTAAGAGCCAATTTGAGAAAATCAAATAATTTAATAGAATTGTTTTATCATTATCAAACTATTTTAAATCAAAGTAAAGAATAAAAATGGCAACAAATAGACCTTTAAGATTTGATGAAACGGTCAAATCATTTAGACAAATGAGTGATGCAGAATTAGATATTTTGAGTTATGTTGTAAGAAAAAAATATGCACAATTATTGAGTAGCGGTACCGCTACCATTGGAGGAAAAATTTCTCCGGGCACATCTGCTTCTAATTATTCCTCATTAGGATCAGTAACAGATACAAAAACCTTACAATATACTGCTACTAACGCAGACAGTCCAACTGGTGGTGCAGATAACATATTTCCAACAACATTAAATTCATCATATCATCAAGAAACTGAAACGATTTATAATTATAGACAATATATACCTTCAATCAATTTATCCTCATCAACACTTAATTCTTACAGTTATCTTGTTTATGATCAAAATACAAAAACTTTTAAAATTGAAGGTGACATTTCCAATATATTCGACACTATCGTAAGTGATTGTGTGAACAAAATACATGATCCTAACAGTGATGGTGTCGGATCATATCATTTTGGTTTATCCTCTCCAACGACAGGAACATACGTAAATATGGGAATGATATATCAAGATACGACATATTGGAATAGTACAGTACAATTTAATCATTATATTAAAACGGCTGCCGATAATGAAAACGATATACTAAACGATGCCAGTGCATATAAATATATATCAAGATACATAGGAATTGTTGATGGCAGTGTTAAAATATCAGAAATACCAATAAATGATATCACAGAAAATATAGTAGTTGATATACTAGAAAAAATATTGGAAAAAAGATTTCCAAAATACACATTAACAAGAGTAGGAAGCACAGATTCAACAACAACTGCTACCACAACAATGGCAGGCTACACCTCAAATAATTTTGGTTTTTTACATGAAAGATTTGTATTTTCTTCATATACCGTAGTATCCACTTCTGGTGTATCAGGAGGAACTTACACAGCAAACTATCAACCAGATAACAATAGTTATAGATATAATGTATGGGCATTGACTGCCAATGGTTATAATACAACTGATTTATAAAAAGGAACATTATGTTAATTGATGTCGATAATATTGAAATATTAAATGCTACATTTCCTAATTTGACCTCTAGAAATTTAATAATGGTTGATTATTCCGACATAAATGGCGAAAGAAAAAGTATGGTCATAGGTTCTGATGATGATTCGGATTTTGGTTTAAAAGTTTTTGATAAATTTAATCTATCTACGATTGAAAACAATACAAAATTACTACACGAAGAAAACAAAAAGCAGGCTAAAAATTTTTTACAATTTTTAGAATGGAAAGAAAGTGGATTAATTAAAACTATAGATGATGATGAAGAAAAAATAATTGAAGAAAAAATTTCAGAAATACAGCCTCAGGAAATAACTTTAGATTTTTTAGAGAATTTGGACAATGAAAATTTATTCAAATTAAAGTTGAGTATTTTTGACATCGAAGAATTTCAAGATATTGATGATAGAGAATTGAGATCACAAGTTAGAAAATCAAAAAATTTACCAGAATTAATGCATTATTATCACATCTTTAAAATTAATCAAAATTCAAATAATTAGGGTCAAATTTATTAATAATGGTTGAATCAAATTTTGCGTTCATAAAATGAACTATTTTTATATCATCATTAAAACATCCATCTAAATACAACCAACCGGATGGATGTTTCGTATTTAAGTAATAATACATCATTCTATCGTAAGAATCGTTTTTTAATTCAAATTTCATATCATATCTCACAAACCAACTATCTGGTAAAAATTTTAATTTTAATTTTTTTCTAGCAAATGTTTCAACAAAAAATTGTTCACCATTAACATCCCCAGTTGTTATTTTATTTTCTAAAAAATATTTCATCCAAAAATCAGGTTTTTTCATAAATTCATCATAAATATATTTACAATCTTTTGGATAATATTTTTGAAAACCTCCATTTAAATTATACTGACCAACATCTGTATCTTTCCACCAAGAATTGGCGGTTAAAAATTCTCCTCTTTCAATGGGATATAAAATAGCATCCATATAATTGTTTATAAAAAGCATATCAATATCAATAACTAATACCGGGTCATCAATATTTAAATTCATTATTTTCAACTTATTCCATTGTAATTTTAACCCATCGGATTCTTCCCTGATCCAATTTACATTTGGTATTTTAGAATTAATATAATTTTCAACATCCTGACCGTATTTTGAACCAATCCTTATTGCAAATATTTTAGGAATCACAAACCCATCCTACCAATGAATATCTAATACCAGATTTTAAAACATTAACTCTATGATCAAGTTTAGAATTAAAACTGACACAATCTCCTTTTAATAATTTTATAATACCAACGTTTTTTATCTCAAATTCACCTCCTGCAAATTCATCATTTAATAGAACCGTAAAACTCTCAATTCTATTAAAATTTCCATCAGTTTTAAAATCAGAATGCCAATTGTAAAATTGATTTTTAGTATATTGTGTAAATTGAAACAACATTTTTTTACGATTGAATTTTTTCTCTAATTCTAAATCATTTTTCCATATATAAACTCTAGAAATTCTAGTTGAAAAATCGAAAGAATTTTTTCCAACAGCAGCAGGAACTACTTTTTTTCGATACGTTAGAATCATATCAAAACATTCTTCATCAGTAAAAAAATTTTTAATAATTTTCATTTAAAATATATTCCTTTACCCATTCACATTCTCTCATATGTTCATATGATTGGTTGAAAAGACATACTGAATAATCTTTTTCATTTCTATCAAACATCCAAGACCAGCAAACTTTATCATAAGTTTCGTATTTTATTTCTTTATAAATATACTCATCAATACCTTTCCAATATTTGACTCTGCTATAATCTTCATCTTCATAAAATTTATTATAAATATATGATTGATCACCATACCATGACATAATTGAAGAATTTAAAGGAGTGTGAGCTGGTTCACGCCACCATGCATATAATAGTGTAAAATTATTTCTAACTAAATGTGAAATATCACCTTTAATAACAACATCTAAATCAAAATACAAATATTGTTCTTGATTTTTAAACTCATTGAACAACTGTAACTTATCATATACCGATCCTTCACCATCAACGATACCTCTTACATCTATTAAATCACAGTTGACACAGTGATTATACAACATATATTTAAGATTGTCAATCCACCAAGAAGAATATTTTGTGCCTGTACACACATAAAGAATTACCACTGACCTATCACCATAAATCTAGTGTAATTGTCCATTTTTTTACTACCAGAATAAAAAACTTTTTTGATATTATTTTTTTCAATCAATTCTTCGGCAGAATTTACGCAATTTACATGTTCTACTAAATCATAATAATCATTAGATTGTAGGACTAATATTGGGGGTTCTGGATAATCTTTGTAGTAAGGCTTCATTCTTACAACATCTTCCATATGTTCAGATGATGTATTAACAATCAAATGTCTTCTCCTCAATTCTTTTCTCTCAAAATAATCATCGAAGACTTTTACTTTAAAATTTAGATTAAAATAATTAGTGTATTGCACTAAAATTTTTTTATTAATTTCATCCAATTCATAAAAATCCAAGCTTTCTATGTCAATTACATAATCTAACATTTCAATTAAAGGAAAACCAAACCAACCGCCAATAATTTCAACATGAACGGGATATAAAAAATCATATGAAATATTTAATTTTTCTATCAGCCATGTTTTAGATTCAAATTGACCATCAGATAATGAATCTTCTAATTTATCAAAATAATTCGGATAATTATTTAAAACAAAATTCTTCACTTTAAAATATGGAGAATTTACGTAGTTATTAATCTTTAAGTTCATAGATTATCTCCGCAAACCATATAATAATTTAATACCTTCTGATCGTATTCACGAATCATTTGCCAATTCGTTTCGTAATAAACGTTTTTTATTTTATTTTGCCTAATCAATTGTTTTGTAGAATTTATAGGATTGCAAATATGTAAACCATCATCGTTATTACCAACCAATATAAATTTTCCTTTATATACTCTACCTATAGGATAAGTATATTCACAGTACTTTTGTAAAAAATTTCCTGTTAAATTTAATTCGTCAAAAATAACATCGCAATGAAAACTGTTTTTAGTTAATATTTCATTCGACTCATGAACAGCATAATCAAAATCAAAAAAATTAAATTTTTGCATATCAAATTTTAATTTTTTTATATAATTCAAATCTATGTCACAAAACCAACTACACATTACATTAAAATTATCTTCAAGTAAATCAAAATTAGAGAAAATATAATCGTATATTTTTAGATTTAAATTCAAATGTGTTTTTCTATTATATCTAATTCGAATATAATCATAATTTTTGTCCAATCTCATAGGAAAAGGAACTCCAAATGATTCATATTTATCACGCAATTTAGTATATTCATGCTTTTTCATATTTCATCCATAAATCTTTTGCCCACCCTGTTGCTTCATGTAATTCTATTTGTGTTTCGTTTTTTCTAGCCCATGCTTTATGAGATGTGTTGAATAGGCATATTTTATATTTCTCACGGTATTCTTTTGGTGATAAATCATCAGGAAATCTAGCTCCAATATTATAATTGTAAATAATACCTTTATCCCAAAGATTTATTAAATTTTTTCTGTAGAACTGATAAAAAACAAATTTATCCAAAGACGGATACATAAAAAACGCTTTTTCTTCATGTTTGACTAAAAATTCATATAAATTGTACCCAACATCATCTTGCCACGCCACAAATGAAGAATTTAAAGGTGTAGTCATAAAGGAATAATTTTTAATATGAGACATTGGATCTCTCCAATAATTCATAATAAATCTAGGCTTATCATGTTCCATATCAATTAAATTTGTGATATCACTTTGAATTAAAATATCCAAATCAAACCATGCTTTTTTGCCAGCAACATTTTTAAAATCATAAAAAAAACACATTTTTTCAGAAGTAAAAATTCTTTTTCTGGTATGTCTTAAAAATCTTGTAGGTAAAGGTAAAATTTTAATATCAGGGTCTAAAAATTCTGAATTATCAGTTAAACAATGAAAATTAAAATTTTTTTTATAATTTATTTTTAAAGAATTAAATAATCTATTAACATATTCTGGACCATATTTTAAGCCCCATTTTAAACAATAAAAATTAGTCATTTCCATTGATCTCCATAAGCATCAAACCCATTTCCACATTTTTGTGCGCATATTTCTGCTTTCCCTTCTTTACAAGAAGATAAACTCCATGATTTTTCAATTTTTTTAAAAAAATCTCCGTCAATTATTTTTCTCAACGGAACATTTTTCGCATTAATTTTTTCCAAATCTTCAATAAAATTCCATATTTGATCTTCGCCTATTTTCTGATATGTTTTATACAATCTACCCGCAGTCCAACAACAAGGAAAAATTAAACCTTCAGCGGATATATAAATTTCTTTATTTAAAATTGATTTACAAGATATTACAGTATTGTCTAAATAATTTTGAAAACTGCCAAATTTTGTTATCAGATCATCATAAGTATTAACACTTTTATTTTGATAATTTTGATTCGATGGAGGTTTAATATAATTTCCTTTATTCGTTTCTTTTTCTGATATTTTATTTTTTGTTTGTACCCATCTACCACTTTTTTTCTTTATAAACTGAAGACCAAATAGTTTAGCCATTCTCTCAGCATCATCGACCTGATGTTCATTGTGTTCAAAAATTAAAAAAACCCATAAACCTTTACCTCCTGCACTCGTAAATGCGTCCATTGAATTTTCAATTCTATCCCAATCGACATTTACTCTATACAAGTGGTTCGTATCCTCTAATCCATCTACTGAAAATGTGACCTTTCCCCTATTACCGAAAATTTTCGCCAATTCTCTCCACCATTTATCGTTTCTTGCTCCTCCATTTGTTGTCATGTGTAAATATATTTTAGAATTCTCTTGACGCAAATAATCATAAATTTTCAATGTGTCTTTTGCAATGATCGGATCACCATGATTTCCGCACATTATTAAACTGTTCAATTGGTGAACAAAATCTGAATCGACTATTTTTTTAAATGTCGTTATATCTAAATCAGCATTTTTCAAATGTTTATTATTTGTTCTGTCACACATTGGACATTCTGCTTGACATTTTTGTGTTGGTTCTAAATGTATGTGTGTTATTTCATTTGATTTGTACATATATCATCATCAGGAAATGAATTATATTTTGTTATATACCAAAATATAACATTTTTATAAAATTGAACACTATCATGTTCAGATTGAAATTGTTTTATAAAACTACTAGTTGCGTTGTGCGCAGACAAAATTTTTGAGGAATATATTTGCAATTCTCGTAATGTATAATCATCTAAAAGCTTTATCAAAAAATCACTCATATATAAAATCTTTTTTATTATTATTTGATTTAATTATTAAAATATCATTATAATCTTTAAAATTTGTTTTAAATTTTGGTAAATTTTTATAATCATTATTTAATATGTTTAAAAGATACTCGAACATTTTTTCATGATTTTCAGGAGATAGATGATTTTTTCTTAAATCCAAGTAAAGTTTTTCTCTATAATAATATTCTTGTTCTTTAAGAAGTTCTCGATAACTTAAATCAAACAAATTTACAGGAGAGAAAAAAAAATTATTATAATTCAATTTAAAAAAATTATCAAATTCTCCACTTAAATCATTAGCAAATACTATAATTTTTATATCATATAATAAAGATATAGAATATAAAAAAGACAAATTTTTTGAATTTTCATACAATAATTGTTTTGATATAGTCATGAAAAAAAATTCTATTTCTTTTTTATACATTTCATAATATTTTAATAATTTTTTTTCTTTATCATTACCTTCTGTCCAATCTGATACTATATATGTTCTATTATTGATAAAATCATATTTTATTCTAGTGGAAACATCAAACGTTAAAGATGGATGTGTAATGAATTGAATTCTGTCAAAATGTGAAAGGTGAAACAATACAATGTCACCTGCATAAATTTTATTTTCATTGAATAAATGGTCATTAAACAAATTAAAAGAATAATGGGGTCCTGTACCAGATTGAGCATAGTTAAAAAAACAATATTTGTTTTTAAAATGGTTCTTCAATTTAACTAACCAGGAGTATTTTACGTATTCTTCATCATGTTCACATTCTTCAAAATAACTATCACCATATATGAAAAAATTTTTCATTCATCACCTTATATTATCATTATTTTTTCAAATTGTCAAGTATTTCCTTTAAATCTTTACTGACATAATCACTATAGTTTTGATTCCTTGCTTGATCTAAAATTGTTATCTCATCATATAACTTAAATTTATTTTTTTCATAAAAGTTATTCTCAATAGAGTTGTCTAAAATTTGAAAAATATTTTCACTCTCATAAAAAAAATGATTTTTTAACCCCATTTCTTTCTGTCTGATTTTTTCGAAAAAATTATAGAATTTTAAAAATTTTGATTTGATTTTTATTAAATGATTTACGGGTAAATTTCTAATGTGAATCCCTCTCTCAATTGGTCTGACTGAGGAGAAGAAAATATTACATTTTATCTTCAAATGAAACATCATAATAATCCAATCCATAAAATCAATAATGTTATCTAAATTTAATGCTGATATTACAAAATTACAATTAAAAGATTTAATATTGTTTGATTTTTTAAACCAATTGATTAAATTTTTTTCTAAAACATTAAAATTAGAATAATGTCTAATATAATTATATGTATTATCTACTCCATCAATGCTAAACGTATGCATTTGACTTTTAAATTTATTCAATATTTGTATCATAGAATCATCTATTAAAATACCATTAGTATGAAAAACTAATCTTGTATTTTTTGAATTTCCGTCTTTGATAAATTTTTGTAACAATTTTATGACGTTATTGTCGTAAAAAGGTTCACCTCCTGATATCTTTAAAACTTTTATTTTGTCTGTATTATCAAATATCCATTTAAACAATAAATTATTAGTAGTATTTTTTGGTAATGATTTTGAATTCATAGAAAAATCAGAGGCATAATTAAATTTTTCCATTAAATTTAATTTTTTTATTTCATCAAGATCTTTATATAATTGATGTGATGATCCAATATTGCACATTCGACAGGCCAGATTACACTTATTTGACAATGAAATATCAACCTCTCTCAATTCTGTACTAAAAGGCTCATCAAAATCCCATCCAGTATACATACGATGTGAAATAAAACCATTTTCCTCTAATTTCCAACAAGTTTGACATCTAGGATCTTTTATATTATTTAAAATATTATTTCTAAATTCCACAAATTTTTGATGATTGAAAATTTGATCAGGATCTAAATTTTGCAACTCAGATTTTTCTAATATTGTATTTTGATTGGTATCGTGCATCATACAGCAAGGTGCGACCTTTGATAATTTATCATTTTCATATAATTTAAAAACTAATGCGTAAAATGGATAATAACAAAAAGTGTTGGTTTTATCGGGGACTCTAAAAATTTTTTGAAATTCTCTCGGCTCATGCATTTATCACATCCTGTTTTATATTTTTTGGTATTTTGCTATCTGCTGAACTCACACATGAATTGGTTATACAGGGTATAGGTTTAGAAAACAACTTAAATCCAGTTTCAATATTACCTAATGGAACATCAGCACAACTATAACTTCTTTTTATACTTCCATCGGGTTCTCGTATAATGATACTTTGATATCCTGCTCTACAATTCCATCCCTTAAAATTATTGAAATTAAAAGCATTGAATCGTTCTGCTTGATCAAGATACCATTCTTTGCCGGTAGAATCTTTCATGATTATTTCAAATTCTTGACGAATATTTTTTTCTTTTTTTGATTTAACTTCCATATTTGTAATCTGAGGCATTCCGTTATGTAGAATATTCAATTGTTCTTTTGTATATCCGTCAACAACTTTACTCGCTGTAGGATCACTCTGTGGTTTCAATGTGATATTGATACCTCGTTGATAGAAATACATAAGATCATCATAAATTTCATCAAATTTCTCTGGAACCATTACTGAATTAATGGTCACTCTTACACCATTCTGTTGACAAAATTCTAATTTATCTGCCCATTCTTGTCGTTTATTGTGACTATTAATGAATTCTCTATGAAATGATGCTGTGATGGATGATCGTGTAAAACGTTTCGTGTAATTAACATATTCCTCAAACCATTTCATTGGCCGAGAACAATTTGAAGTCATATGATTTGAGGTATAATTAGTGTTTTCAACATCATCAGCTAAACGCTGAATAATATCAAGATATCCGGGATGAAACGTGGGTTCTCCGCCGGAAAGACTAAAATGAAAACTATTAAAACCATTTTCTCTTGCTTGTTTTTTTATTTCATCTATTGTGTCTAAACATAATGATGTAGGTCGGTGATCTTTGGTATTGCTTCTAGCATAAGGCCAGCAGTAAGAACATCTATAATTGCAAAATCTACCTAATAACCATGATACTGTAAATAAATCACTTTCAAGCATCTTAAAAGTTCCAACACTTTGAATATCATCCCAGGGAATTTTTGAAAAATCATAATTACTTTTAATCATAAATACACTCATGAACAATGATTTGAAATTTTACTTTGATAAAGTATGGAAACCAAACTATAATAAATTTATTTATAGTGGTTGGAATTTAATAAAAAAAATAAATGATGATGAAACCATTTTAGACGTAGGTTGCGGTTTTAATTTATTTAAACCATATTTTAAAGATAGGTTATATGGTATTGATATAGTAAATAAATTTGCCGATGAAATAGTTTCTATTGAAGATTTTGTAACCAATAAAACCTGGAATGTAGGATTTTGTTTAGGTAGTTTAAATTTTGGAACAAATGATCAAGTGTATGAACAGGTAAAAAAAGTATGTAAATTAACAGAAAGAATTTACTTCAGACAAAATCCTGGTGTAGCTGATCATAAATATGAAGGTGTCGAAAAAATAAAATTCTTCCCTTGGACCATTAACTTAAATTATGAATGGGCTGAAAAAAATAATTTTACAGTAAAGGAAATAAAATGGGATAAAGGTAATAGAATTTATTCCGAGTGGATTAAAAATTAACAGAAGATAAGAATTTAATTATGCTTTTTATTATATTATTGGGTACATTATATGGTTTTATATTTGGTTTAATTCCAGTAGCAGGAGCGACAACTGCCCTCATAACAGTTTTTTCTTTTTATCAATATTTTCAATACGAACCCTACCTTTTAGTTGCATTCACAACCTCTATTGTGGTTTCATCTTCTATAGGTGATAGTTTTTCAAGTATTATGTTGAACATACCTGGTGCCGGAGGAAGTGCAGCAACAATGATTGATGGTTTTCCTATGGCACAAAGAAATGAAGGAGCAAGAGCATTAGGTGCAGCAATATGTGTTTCAACAGTTAACGGTTTACTCTGGGGCATCATCGTTTTTCTTTTTTTACCACATTATACTGGATTTGTGTTAAATTTTGGTATACCTGAAATGTTTGTATTTCTTATTCTAGCATTTTTTTCTGTCATTTTTATAAATAACCAACATTATTTTCGTGGATTTTTAGCACTCATCATTGGCATATTTTTAGGAATGATTGGTCAAAATCCAATCACAGGAGATGAAAGATTTACTCTTGATATTCAATACCTAGGTGATGGTATTCAACTTGTCCCTATCATGGCAGGAATTTTAGCATTTCCTGAATTGCTTCATGCATATCTAAATGATAAAAATAAATCATCAGATATTTTTGACATCAAAAAACAAATAGTACAAGGTTTTAAAGACAGCTGGATATACAAATGGGATGGACTTCGAGGAGGATTTATCGGTGCTGTTATCGGTGCTATACCTGGAATTGGAGGAAATGTTGCCGATTGGTTGGCATATGGACAAACGATTGCCTTGAATAAAAAAGAAACATTTGGAAACGGAAATGTAAGAGGCGTAGTAGGGTGTGAAGGAGCAAATAATGCACAAAAAGCGACCAGTTATATTCCTACAATACTGTTTGGAATTCCGGGTGCACCATTTGAAATTATCATAATTAGTTTGTTTATGCTTGTAGGTTTAGAACTAGGTTCGCCTGATCTATTACTTGACATAACTTTTTTTAACTATATGACAGAAAGTTATATATTGAGTTTAATTTTAACATTTTTTATTGCTGTCATTTTTGTAAGATATGCAGTAAACATTGTTAAAATACCTTTCAAATATTTCTTCTGGTTCATTATGTTGTTATTGATTTGGGTGTCTATACAATATACAAAAGGTATTGAAGATTATCTAATATTCGGTTTCTTTTGTATATTCGGTCTAATACTAAAACGATTTCATTTCAATCGTGCCGCACTTATACTCGGATTTATTTTAGCGGAAAGATTAGAAAGTTTGTATATTCAATTCAATGCTCTATATTCTTATGATATTTTATTACAAAGACCAATTAGTTTAGGAATCTTATCTCTGACATTTATATTGGTAGGTATTGGTTTAACAACAAAAACAAGGATTAAATACTCATGAAAAAAATTATTTTATTTATAACATTAATGTTGATTGCAACTGCAACTTTTGCCGATTACACATTTATTGTACCTCAAAAACCAGGAGGAGGTACTGATCTTTGGGCAAGAACAATTGCACAAGAATTGGAAAAGAAATTGGGTGAAAAAATTAAAATTAATAACTTACCTGGAATTAATGATGTTCCAGGGTTTAATAAATTTCACAATGAATTGCAGTATGATGATAAAAATGTCATGGTTGCGCATGGAGGTAATGCGGAAAGTTTTTTAGTTCAAAATGTTGATTATGATTATTTTGATTATGAACCCATAGCACTGCAAAATCTTACCATTATGGTAGGTAAAAGAAATGATCATAATCATCTTGAAAATGTAAAATTTGCCGCAGGTTCTGGAATGAACCCAGATGCAATGGCAATTACAATGTTAATATGTGGACCGAAAAATTCATTATTAGAATATAAACAGTGCTTTGATCAAAAATTTATTTATGTAAAAGGAATGTCGGGCGGAGAACGAAGATTAGCATATATGCGAGGAGAATTAAACGTAACTAGAGAAAATCCTCTTGCATATAAAAAACATGCAGAAAAAATTAAAGAAAATGTCAACTGGTTTTCTCATGGTGTAATGAATATAGATACGCTAGAAATTATCAATGATGCAAATTTTCCAAATTTATCTTTTGTTGAGGTATATAAAAATTTATGGAAAGAAGAACCGAAAGGAGATTTTTATCATGCCTATATATTATCTAAAAGTTATAGAGATGTATTGCAAAAAAGTTTATGGGTAAGAAAAGATAATTCAAATGTGAATAAATTAATCACAGCTTTCAATGATATGATAAATGACGATGAGGCAATGAATAGAATATATGAAAAAACAGGTAAATACGATTTCATTGTCGGTAAAAAAATTGAACCACTTTTAGTTTCTTTACAAACATTGAAAGATGAAAATAATTTGATGAATTTGAAATGGATTATAAAAAATATGTTACACGTTAATTAATTCAATAATTCTAGGATCAAGATAGTTTATGTAAGATTGATTACGTACAATATCTAAACAATAAATTTCATCTTTTAATAACTTTAAATTTTCTTGATTATTTTTTATAGAATTGTCTATTAATGATATAACTTTTTTATTTTTAGTTTTATCTTTAGCAATATTTAATACAGATACTGGTAGTCTTCTGATGTTTATACCTCTATTGAAAGGATAAACATCAGAAAAATTAATATTATAGTTTATATTTTTACTTTTAAAAATAATTTTTACCCACTCCTCAAATTCAGATATATTAAAAATATTTAAACTACTTAAAACTAAATTTACATCAATAATATCAATGTTTTTTGATTTTGATAAAAAATTTAACACACTTTTTTCTAAAGATAAAAAATTATGAAATCTTATATATTCATAAACAAGATCAACGCCATCGATACTGAACGTATGTGAAACGGATTTGAATTGGTTGTTTATTTCAACAATTTCATCTGTAAACAAAGTTGCATTGGTATGAAATTGTAAAATTGTATTTTTTGACGTTCCATCTTCAATAAATTTTTTCAGTAAAAATAAAACTTTTTTATCATAAAAAGGTTCTCCTCCAGAACAACTTAAAATAGAAATTTTATCAGTATTATTTAACATCCATTCGAATTGTTTTGAATTAATATTTTGATTATTAACTACTTTTTTACTGTAATCACCAAAAATAGATTTTTGGTATTTTTCCTTCAAGTTTAACTCAGACAACTTTTTTTCATCTATCATTAAAGAATGCGAACAGTCAGGAAAACACATTCTACATCTTAAATTGCATAAATTGCTGGTTGTAAAATCAATTTGAATAAGTTTTTTTTCTTCAGAGTCATGTTTATTAAAAGAATCTAATCTAAATGATCTCAATCCACCTTTTTCCATGTCCCAGCACACTTTACAGTTATGATTTTTAATACCATTAATTAAATCATATCTTAATTTATCAAAACTATCACTATTAAAAATTTCATCAGGATTTTTTTCTGATATATTCGGTATCATCAAATTTTTACCAGTTGCAGCAGACATTTGACAACAAGGATTACTAACTCTAAGATTACCGTAAGAATCCCATTTTTTTAAAGTAATTTGTTTGAAAGGAAAATGGCAATAGGTATTTTCTCTATCTGGTTTCATTGAATCCTTATTAATTCATCATCCTCTATTTGATAATTTTTAAAATAATCATTAAAATTCTGGTCCCATATTTGATCTGATTTCTTACGATAAATCAACCATCTATTAAATTGTTTATATTCTGAAGACGTATTTAAAACATATTTTTTTATATAATCAAACCAATGTAATGAACTGTATTTAGAAAATTTATTAACTAATTTCTCAGTATTTTCTAGATCCTTGATTACATGCTCTTTAAAGTCAAACATCAATAATGATGGATCTAAATATCTAGGAGTTTGAACGATTGACGCATCAAAATTACAATCTAACTCTATAAAGGATTCAAAAACATCATAAATATCTAACATCTGATATATAGATGTTGTGCAAGAAATGTCTATTCCAGTAAAATTATTATATCTTTTAAAATCATTAATATTTTTTTGTAATTTTTCCCAAGTTCCTCCATGTCTAAAATAAGAATAAAATGTTTTTCCCGCATCAACAGAAATAATGATGGATGATTGACCGAAAGGTTCTAATAAATCACTTAATTTTATAATATCAAAATCAGCATTAAAATTTGTATGAAATGATATTAAAATATTTTTTGCATTAGGATGATCAGCTAACTTTTTTAGAGTTGGAAAAAATTGTTTTTGATACAACACCTCACCGCCAGCAAAATCAACATATTGTAAATATGGAAAATTTTCATTTAAATCCTCAACAATTTCTAATGATTGTTTTGTTGTTAATGACATTTCATTAGTATCGTTAGGACCATGTCTATGTTCTGTTCCTAACAATTGTCTTAAATCATACAATATAGTTTCATGATCCGGTATAAAATTTTTTAATTTTTTAGTCCATCCCGAAGAATAAACTTTTGAACAATGTAAGCAAGCAAAATTACATGCAGTGCTAAATCTAAACTCTACATGTCTCAAGCCATTATTATTAACTGTATGATCAATAGTATTATAGCAATCTAACAATTTTATTTTGGTTTCAGGTGTTCCATCTATATCGTGTTTTCTAAAAACATTATTTGTATCTAACACATAATCTTTTCTCATGGAATTTAAATTATTTTTTTCCATATCTTCGCATGTATTACAACCCTTAGGCCAAACATCATTATTTAATTTTTTTCTTAACTGCAAAAAATTTTTATGATTATAAATTTTTGATGGCAGTATTGTTTCATTGGCATACACTAATTGATCAGCTTGTCTAGGACAAGTAGTGATTACTCCATTTTTATAATTTATTCCACCCAAAGCATAATAACATTTCATTTGTTTCTACTATCCATAAAAATATCATAGTTTTTTTGCGCACAAGTTTTATAACATTTTTGTACAGGATTTTTTGTTTTCCAAGATTTAATTACATTTGAAAATACATCTCCCTCTAAAACTTCGTCAACTGTGTTATATTTTAAATTCGTTGATAACATACTTCCACTTTCTTTATATAAATGTCCATAATTAGTTTTTATTTTATTAGAAGCATTGTACTCTAATGTTTCCGCATTCAAATGACAACAAGGAATCAAATCTCCCATATGATTTAAAAATAATCTTTTATTTTTCCAATACTTACATTCAATTATGTCATCACCTATGCGTTCTTTCTTTTTTTCGCCACTGGTTTTTCTGTGAGAATATATTACTCTAAATTTTGAAAAACCCTCATTCAGAGAAAAGTCTTTTGCTCTTTCCAGTTGATGCTCATTCCAATCAAAAACTATAAATTGCCATATAGCATTACCTCCGCTATCAATAAAAGATCTATAATTTTCTCGAACTTTTTCATATTTACTGCCGATTCGATATTTTTCACTTAATCCATCAAGACCATCAATACCGAAAAAAACAGCATGATCTTTGCCTTTCAATAATTCTCCAAACTTTGCCCAAAAATGTTTTGTTCTCGTAGATCCATTTGTAGATATACTGATATGTACGTTCCAATTAAAAAAATATTTCAGTATTTTAAAAAGTTCAGGATGTGTTGTAGGTTCATCTATGGTTCCACAAAAATTAATAGTTTTAATATTTGGAAAATTTTCATTTTTTAACCAGTCTTTTATATTTTGAAAACTTATAGTTTTATCATTTTTTAAGGAATCTATATGATTAGATTGCTGTCTTAAACAACCAGAACAAAATATGTTACAATAAGATGTTAGTTCTATATCTAACCATTCTACATTTTCACTTTTCCACATTCTTTTTAACATCTTTTATAATAATTTTAGAAATTTCAGGAATTTCAGTTACAGTGTTTAAAAAATTATAATACTTCAAAAAATTTAAATTCACTTCATTATTCTGTTTAGCATCACCTAAAAAATTTTCAACTAAGTTATTAAAAAAACCATTTTTTACATAATCTAAAATAATTTTTTTTGTTGATTTCGGTAAATATTTAATATTCAAATATTCCGGTGAGTCCAAAAAATCATACGACAAAAAACAATCTGTATCAAAAAATTTTCTCAACCATTTATATGTATCATTGATAGACAATATGTTAAAATTATGTATGACCAAATGCGGTATTACTTTTAATTTTGGAACATTTTCTGAAATATTTAACCACCTTTTAAAATTTTTTTCGAATTTACTGAATTTAATACCATATCTGACAAATTCTCCGACATCATCAATACCATCGATACTTATGTTAATCTTTATTTTTTTAAATTTAAGTATAGAATCTAAAAATTCTTTTTTTGGAAAAAAAGTTGCATTCGTTACTAAAAATAAAGTTATATTATTTGCAGACAGTTTTTCAAAAAAATTAACATACTCAGGATACATAAATGGTTCGCCACCTAAAATTTTTAATTCTTTCAATTCTGAAAAATCATAATCTAAAAAATTATCATCTATTGAAACTGATGGTTTTTTATGAATTTTTCTAGGAATTAAATTATTTAAAATTTTATCAGTTTTTTCCCAAGCACTGCTATAATAACCATTGCATGTAACACACCTTAAATTACATTTATTTCCCAATGCTAATTCTAATTCTTTAATTTTAGGTTCAACTATATTTTTTTCAGAATAATATCTTTTATTAAAACGCAAACGATAACTTTCTTTACCTATTGATTCATCAATATAACATTTGTTGCATTCTAATATTTTTTCTCCGTCTAACATTTTTTGACGCAAATTTTTATTTTCATCACTATCAAAAATATCAGTAATAGATTTATATTCTTTATCATATATTGTAGGATAAAACATACAACATGGCCGCACTCTACTCTGGGCATCTATAGCTAAATGTGTAAAGGGTGCCATGCAAAAATACTTACCAACCATGTATTTCCTTTAAATTTTGATAAATATACAAACATTCTTCCGGAGGATATTTTGTGTGTTCTAACAAATAATCAGTATATTTAACAAATTTAAGACAATATTCTTCATCATATGAATCCATTGTTAATAAATGGTGAGTAAAATCTTCATGCCCCTTATTGAAAAAAATCATTTTTTCCAAAATCATATCCTTTAACATAAACGGTAATTTAGATGGACATATCGTATTAGTGTTTGAATTATTATAAGATAATATGTACTGATATTCATTCAATCCTAAATTTTCAATAAATTCTAAAGTATTGTAAATATTAAATATATTATAATTATGAACACAAATATTGATAATCAATCCGGATCTGTTCATATTTTCATAAAAAAAATCTTCTTTATCTTTCAATAACTCAATCCATCTATTTAAATTTTTACGAATTATTCTCATCTTCATACCATATCTACACCACTCACCAACTTGATCAACGCCATCTAAACTAAACATAATTAAAACTTTTTTTAATTTTTTTATTAATTTTTCACCCGATTCATTTATAAATCTTGATCCGTTAGTAATCATGCCAAAACCAAAATCATCATCTACCGTTTTTAATATTTTTTCAAAAAATTCATTGTCAAATTTTTTTTGAATTGTCGGTTCTCCTCCAGATAATATTAAATGCTTTAAGGTTGGTAAATATTTTTCAATTTCAAATGACGTAGGTTTTTTCAATGAATTTGTAAAAGATCTATTTCCCAAATTATTTAATCTGAATCCTGTAGGTCCAATGGAATCGCCAATTCTATTTACCCATGCTGAACTTGCCCTTGGTGTGCATGTTATGCACATATAGTTACAAGTATTGTCAATCGATAATTCTAAATCCGTAATATATGCCTCAGGAATTATATTATTTTTTATGTAATAATCCGCATTATACTCATTATTATAGTGCATTCTTTGAGATCTAAAACGTTTATGACCAGGAGATTTCTCATGCATATGACATATTTTACAACCTTCCAATTTTTCACCATTTATCATTTGTTGTCTATGTAAATCCATCTCCTCTCCATAAAATGCTTCTCTTATATCAACGTGAGATTTTTTCAAATCGGTATAATGACAACAAGTTCTGAGTCTACCATTTGGATTTTCAAGCATTTTTCTGAAAGGTGCCATGCAAAAATATTTCTCATTCATTTTCTAAACAATTCCTTATCATGAAAATAAAATTTCGAAAAATAATCATTAAAATTTTGATCTAAAATATGATCCATTCTATCTCTATAATATAAAAATTTATTAAAATATCTATGATTCATTTTATTATTGCAAAGATAATTTTTTATATTTTTTAAATTGAATAAAAAATTATTTTTCATTTTTTTATTTTTATGATTAAGAATCATTCTCTCAGTAGAATCAAAATCGGACATTATTTCTTTACCATATTCATGCATTATTAAAGATGGATCTAAATATAATGGACTTTGAACAATAGAACTTTCCATTCTCAAATCAATGTCCAAAAATGATTCAAATATATTTTCAATATCTAAAATTTGAAATATAGAGGTTGTACAAGTTATATATTTTTTTGTATTGAAATTAATTTTTTTAAATTTTTTAATATTTTTTAGTAATTTATTCCAATCACCACCTTTTCTAAAATATTCATAAATATTTTTACCTCCATCTATAGAAATAACTATTGAGCTAGCATAATATGATTTTAATAATTCATTTAAATACTCAACATCAAAATCAACATTAAAATTAGTATGAAATGATATATAAATTTTATGTGCGTTTGGGTGTTTTCTCAATTTTTCTAATGCGTACCAAAATTTTTTTTGATATAGAAGTTCTCCTCCACTAAAATCAATTCTTTCCAATTTTTTAAAATTTTTGCACAAGTCATCAATAATTGAATCTATCTGATCGTATGTCATTTCTATTTTTAGATTATCATTATCATTTTTTCTATGTTCTTTACCAGTCAACTGTGTAATTTCCAATAAATGATCAAATTCATTGTATTCTAAATTATTCACTAAACGAGACCATTTGCTAGAAAATACATCACTACAATGTAAACAACTAAAATTACAAGAATTACTAAATCTAAATTCAATTGTTCTTAACCCATTATTATCCATTAAGTAGTTTTCATCCAAACAACTTAGTATACTCTGATTATCAAATTCGGATAACTGGCACAATTCTTGTCTATCGTTGAAAAATAATCCGTCAATAATTTTGAAATCATTTCTCATAGATTTTAAATTATTTTCTTCCATTTTTTGACATGTATCGCATCCTTGCGGCCATACATCATTAGATAATAATTTTCTCACATTTATAAAATTTTCATTATTATAAACTTCAGAAGGCAATATTGATTTGGAAAATTCACTTAGAGAATCAGATTGTCTTGGACATGTAGTTATTTTTGAATTTTTATAATTCAATCCAGATAATGCATAGTAACAAAACATTAAAATTCCATATTTTTTATTACACTACGTTTTCCTTTATCACCACAAGTTAAATAACATCTAGGAATATGTAATTCATGATTTTTTTTCCAACTTTCTTCTAGTATTCTAGAGTACCAACTAGATTCAACAATATCTGTTAATTTGTTTACATATAAATTATTAAAATCTTTTCCCATTTTCATTAAAACTTTTCTAATCTGTTCAGCTTCTTTCGACACTATTTCATCATATAGATGACAACATGGCCAAACTCTACCATCAACTCCTATGTAAATTTCATTGTCTGTTTTATGTCTACATAAAATATTAGGATTCTCATAATTTAAAGTATATGCTTTATGTTCAATTACCTCATAATTTAAATCCATTTTAGATTGTTGTGATTTAAATTTTGCCGTTCCAAGAGTGTTTCTCCAACTTTTTCTAGTTGCAAATTTCATATTATTTTTTTTGGCAATATTCCTAGCATCTTCAATTTCATGCTCATTATAATCAAATATTATAAATTGCCAAACAGACTTTCCTCCAGTTGAATGATAACTATTAACATTTTCCCAAACTTTTTCTAATGAAACATTTTCCCTATAAAAATTGGTTTTTACCCCGTCTATTGCCCAATGAATGTAAAATCTATCTTTCGAATTTTTAGACATTTGACCTAAACTCTGCCAAAAATTACCACTTCTCGTTCCTCCGTTTGTAGACATTTCAATAGTTTTTACATTTTTTTCATATAAAAAATAAAAAATTATATCTTCCAAATCTAAATTTGTGATTGGATCACCCAGAACACCACATAATTTTAAATTCACATCTTTTAAATTAATATCATTAAACCATCTATGTATGTCAGCAAAATCTAAATATTTTTTCAAATATTTTTCCTGTCTTTCATCAAGCATTGTTCTCATGCAACCAGAACATTTTGCATTGCAGAGAGTTGATACTTCTATTTCAATTTTTTTTATTTCAAACATTTGTGACTACATTCTACAAAACAGTTTTGTTTATTTTTCCAAGAGGAAATAACTTTATACCAATGGTGACTATTAATAACGTCTTCGATTGTGTTTTTATTTAAATCAAAACATTTCTTATCTTTGACCCATAATGAATCTTTAAACTCAATTTCACGATTAGAAAAATTACTTTTTTTAATTTTATAAGGATGACTGACCCAACTGCAAGGGTACATTATACCTTCAGCATCAATGTATTTACCATAATCTCCTTTAAAGCATTTAGGAGTTATCAAATCAGTCTCATATAATTTAGCCTCATCATCACATCTTTTCAAATATTCATTATACTTTTTAGTTTTTTCTCGCCTTAAATCAATGTACTTAATTTTATCACTCATTAACACATATTGATTTCTAAAATGAACCGGATATTTTCCTATAAACTCCTCGGACGGCTGCAAAGGATCATAACCGAGAAATTGATCAATATATTTTTCATGTTTTTTTCCAAAATTAGTTGAATTTACAATTCTAAATTGATCAACATTTAAAGATTGTGCTTTATCTTTTATATTATTCAAATGATTTTGATTGAAACTAAAAACAATGGTTGACCATTTTACAAGTGCTTCTGATTTTACAACTTCTTTAATACCAGTTTCAATGGTATCCCAGTCAGAATTAACTCTATATTTTTGATTCGATTCTTGATCCCATCCATCTATTGAAAAAACCACAGTATCGTATATATTTAAATGAGAACTTAATTCATTCCACCACTCTGCTTTTTTATAGCTGCCATTCGTGATTATCTTAATTTCTAAATCTTTTTTAATATTTTTTAAATATTCAATTATTCGAATTATGTCTTTGCAATATATAGGGTCCCCTTGTCCGCCACAAAAATCTATATATTTAACATAATCATTAATGAATTTTTCAGTAAAATTTTTTTTAAAAAAATTTAAATTCAACTCAGTTATTTTATAACTACCGGGATATTCTGTTCTAGGACATCTGGGACATTTTAGTGCGCATTTTGAAGATAATTCAATATGCCAATGTGCAAATAAATTATTATAATTCATTTCTTGTTTCTATTACCATTTCACCTATCAAAAAATCGACAGGTGTGTTCAATAAATATGTTATTAGATTGTAATATTCGATTTCCGTAATTCCTCTTCCCTTCCATTCTTTTTTATTTCTATTGATTTCCGTGTCTAACAATCCTAATTTTAAATTTGTAACTTTGAAATTTATTTTTTTACTTTGAAATTGCTTAAAAGACATTTTGCAAAGTTCATCCAATGCCGTTTTTATAGATAAATTTGAAGTTAAATTATCATAATTTTTAAAATGTGTATTTATTGAGCCCGTATTGATTATATAACCATCTTTATTAAATTTTTTCCAACACTTTATAATATCATATAATAGAGTATATTGTGAGTGATCTCCAGACCATGCGTGATTAATAAAAACATCATAATCAATACTTTTTCTGATGATTTCATGTCTATCTTTTTCTGATGAGATATCAAAACCTGTTGATCTTGAATAATCTATTGCTGAAAATTTTTTAACAATAATATTTCCTATTCCATAAGATCCTCCAACGATAGCAACTCTCATATCAATCCTTAAATAATTGCATAGTGGTTTGATCTATTTCATAATTACTATTTTTTTGTGAAACAATTTCATAATCTAAATATTTTGTATGATTTTTAAATAAAGAATCAATATCGTGATCATTTTTTGCTTTTGTTATACATAAACCACATCCACAAAATGTTTTAGGACATGTTATCATTGGAATTTTTTTATCGGAATATAAAAATTTTGATAAATCATCAATAATTTTATCAAAATTAGAAATATTTCCTAATGGGGCAACTTCTCCGTTCAAATTAACCGCACAAGTCTGATGAGTCCAAACCTTATCTAATTCTTGATTCAAAAATAAAAAATACCAATTAATCATGCACTTCCATCCTTGAAAATTAGTAGATGGTAAAAAATATGCATCATGGTCATTAACTTTAAAACATCTACCTCCACAACAAGGTCTACCCAATCCTTTTTGACTATCTCCTTTTTTAGATGTTTCTTGACCTTTATTGTTCCAAAATTTTCTGAACCATTTCATCTGATCTCTACTGTAAACATGTGTATAACCGTAAGATATAGACAATTCATCATTGATATCATCTCCTATAATTCTTGGTATGTAATTAACTCCCTCTTTTTCCAACAAATCACACAAATCCACACACTCATCAAAAAAGTTTTTATGAAACATGACATTGACTTTATAAGTTTTTTTCAATTCTATTATATTTTCTATTACTACTTTTTTTTGTTTTTCCGTTGATTCGCAATGATATGAAATTGTTCCAGTTGTTGTATATTTTTTAACTTTTTCTAAATTTTTTTTACCAAACCATCCATTAGTTGTTAATCCTCTAGAATAATTTGAATAATTATCAGAGATATATTGCATAAAATCAAAAAACGCAGGATTTAATGTAGGTTCACCTCCAGTAAATGATAATTTCTTAATGGAAGGTTTTTTTCTAAAATCATCATACAAAGTTGAGTAGTCATTTACATATTTCATAGTTCGACAAAGTTCTTCAAAATCTGCCATGGGAGACCATTTATTGTTTCTGTGAGGAGGACAATATGAACATGCATATGAACATCTTCTACCTAAATCCCATATAATTTGAAATCTGTTAGATATATCTTCTATTTTATCAAACATAGGATTCCATTTTTCCAGTTCTAGAAATGTCCTGCGAACAACAATGCGCACCTCCATCCCAAAAATATCTATGTCTATGATTCCAGGTGATCACATCAATCTGGTGTTTTTCTATATTTTTTATATTTTCAATGTCATTACCAGTAGTTATTATTGTATTTTCATCAACAGAAAGACAGTTAACATCAAACCAAGTTTCTTTCGAATAGCCTACCCAATCGCTAAGATATTTCATCACATAATCAGTATAAAATCTCTTTTTTCTAGTTTCTTTAAATTCTTTAGGAAATTTAGAGTTGTCTTTGATAATAATTTTATCCCAATTTTTCAATTCTTCAGGAATAAATTTTTCCCTCCAGGTCATTAATAATCCTGGACGCAAAAGTGCTATTTTTCCGTCAATATGACCTCCAGCAGAAACTTCAATGAATTTATATTCGGTTAATAAAGATTTCATCCACTCTAAACCTTTCTCCGTTCCTTTACCATTTTTAGGATCTTTATCAGCTGATTGAGTGTGTATAATACAATCTCCGCATTTTATAAAATTTGCAGTTTCCCACAATATCATATTTTTATATTTGTCATATCTTTGTTGAATCTTAATTTTATTGGAGTGGTCTTCAATTATATCATAATCTTCAGTTTTGTCAATATCTGGTTTCCACATTTTAAATAATTCATAATCATCTAAACAGTCTCTAACAACATCCGAATAAAGTGTATGCTCTTCAAATCTTGAATGTATTGCGCCAAAAGTTTGAAACATTTTATTACCATAAAATCCAAATATATCTCTTGGCATTATAGGATGATGCAAATCTATTGAAAATTTAGGCTGTATTGGACGTAAAACTTTAACATTTTGTTTCACTAAAATATTTTCCAATTCATTAAGATCTTCATTTGTCTCATCAATAATTTTATCTAACCCTTTAATATCGCAAGATTTGTAAGAAATACCTACCAAACACTTTTCTAATTTTGTAAATTCATCATGTATCATATAATACTTCCTTATTACTCCAATTATCATCCATAAAAGATAAAATTATTGTGGTTCTAGTACCATTAATAATTTGTTTTTCAACACCATGCGGTATTTGACTTAAATCGTAAGTATGCAAACCGACAGTATTGAACTCTACCGCACGATTTATTTTAAAATCAACTGTAAATTTTTCATTCGAATAAAATGTAGTTCCAGGCCCATCACCGTCCAAATATATTAATATAGTTTTTTTTCTTTCTGGATGATCATTATGAGGTTTTAACCAAAAACCATTTTTATCTTTACATATTTCTATTCTGACATTATTTCTTTTTTCATAGTTTGATAAAATTTTTTCGGCTAAAACTTTATGTTCATCGATAGAATTTTTAGTTATAAAATATCTGTTCACAAGTTCAGATCTTTTCCCTAAAAAATTTTTATAATCATTGTCTATTTTCAAATTCCTTGATATCTTCTGTGCCAATTTAAGAGTTGATGGTTCTAAAAAATCTTCTATTATTTTTATATTTAACTTTTCCATGACATAATTTTTTCGTGCAATTCTTTAATAATTTTATATTCTTTAATAGTTATTCTCATTTTATTTCCATAAGATTTTACTAAAATCTTATGTTCTTTTAATTTCTCTGAAAAATCATAATCACACATAACATAATTAGAATATCCGTTATAGTGATAAAAATCAAACTGTAATAAAAAACTCAATGATTTTTTAAATTGATTCATTGAGTTTTTTAACTCATCATTTTCAACCATTTTGCTATATGCCACACTTAATGAATATTCATTAGATTCATATCCTCCCCTATACTCCTGAATATGTTCTGTCAAATGACCTGTCATATATCCTATTCTCAATCCTGCCAGACCGTATGCTTTAGAAAAAGATCTCAGTATAGTGACATTCGGCAACAAATAATCCCAATTATGATTATGATAATGTTGAAAAACATCATCTATGACAACATAATCATAATTAAAATCCACTTCTGTTTTTGGATTTACAATAAATTGTATAGAAGGTCCTACAGGTTGACAATAGATTTTTTCAAAAACAGGATATAATGAGAAATCCGAATCATATGAAATTTTTGAAGGCTTTAATACCTCCATTATATTTTTAATTCCTCCCGAAACACCTTCAGTAAAAAATAAATTATCATATTTTAAATAATCTTTAAATTTTGTATAATAGTATTGTAAATTAGGATAATTTGACCAATAACCTAGCCCTTCATTTCTATCTAATCTAATATAGTCGTCGGAATATTCTTCTTTTCTAAATCTATTCATAATATTTTTTAAAAAAATTAAAATGTTCTAAACCTTCTTGTTTATTCGTGTAGGTATTAATTTTACCATTTACATTACATTTATTACAAGGAGAAATATTTTTTCTATTATTAACTATCAACTCTTTTCTCATATATTCATAAGATTTATACCATAAATTTTCTAAACTATCATTTTTTAAATTACCCATAACTTTTTTTTCTTTCCAATCATGACAACAAAATCTAATATCTAAATTCCAATCTATTTTCATCCTATAAAAAGG